ATCCAACTTTAACATTACTAACGCAAGTTCCACATGTTCTTGCTGCTCTATTTCCTGCATGCTTACCACCTAAATAAGCCCCATGCTTATCAAACAAATACATTAAAGCAGAAGACTTTTTGTCTAAATCAATTTCCATCCTTGAGTTAATTGTTTCTAATGAAGTCTTAACTTTTTCTAAAACATCTTCTGGAATATCTCTCCAAGAATCTACTACCATAATCCTTTAGGGCACTCTATATACCATTCTTTAATTCTAGCTTTAGATTGCAAAAAGCAACCACAATCACCACATTTTTCTAAAAACTTTAATCCAAATGGTTTTTTATATACACCACACTTATTAGAACGACATATATCTATTCTTTTATCAAAAGTTTTACTCGTAACTTTCTCTACCCCTTTGCCTGAAATATAATCCCAGAATAATCTAGCTAGTGTTTTCATTTTGTAAAAATACTAAAATTAACTAAAGAATAGCTGATTGTAACTCTAAGATATTAACATTTTCTTGTGTACTACTTATGTCTGCCTCAAGAACAGTTACCCTCTTACTGTTAACTCCTGATACAACTTGACGACCTAAAGCCTCAACAATAGTGTTCATGTTGCCTAATCCACTTTCGTTTATCATATTACTTGTCCCTGGCATAATACCCCCTTGCTGGAAGCTTTTACCACCACCTGCTACATTCATCTTACTTAACTG